ATGGTTACAAAGCTTCTGACCCATCCCAAACTTGGGATGTATACGGAGACGGTAGTGTCACCAACTATTATAGAGAAGAATGTGCGGGAGGTATTCCAATACCTTCTGTTTCAGTCGACTCTAGTTTGGGGGCACGGTTAGCAAAGCTTAGCGCTATGTCTAACATTGACTCGACACCATATGCTTTTGGTGAGGATATAGGTGAATTAGGAGAGACAATTCGGTTCTTAAAAAGTCCCGGAAAATCTCTCTTTAACCTATCTAAAGGCTTCAAACGATCTGTCCGTAAAAAGGAAAGATTGTTTGGCCGCCGTAACGCTATAAACCATGCAACAGCCTTAGCTGATGTTTGGTTAGAATGGCGTTTTGCGGTCGCACCTTTAGTTCGGTCTATGAATAGCCTTATAGAGGCTTATCAAACCGACGTCCATCAACCTTTGCGTCGTACTGGTCGGGGCTTCTGGTCAGATTCATCTGACTCAGGTACTCAGACCGTCCAAGTCGGCTACTACGGAGGGAACACATGTACATTTACTGTACATGCATCTTCTTCTGTAGAACACCGAGCTGGGATATTGCATCAGGTATCAAACCCTGCATCGCAATTTCAGTACAAGTATGGTCTTAGGGGAAAGGATCTACCATTGACATTATGGCAACTTGTGCCTTTGTCTTTCATGGTAGATCGGGTTTATGACATTTCCAGTTTTACTGGTTCTGTCGTAAACCTTCTTGACCCTAACGTTGACATCCTCGCTGCATGGCTCACTACAAAGACAGAGTATCTCGAAGAGTTTTCTCTGCAATCTGTAAATGAGTCAGGCTACCCGAGTTCGGTAGCACCAGATACTATCTTTAGCAGATCTTTCCGCTATGATAGAGTAATCTGGAGTCCCGGTATCTCAGACGCTGTTCCTGGCTTTACGCCTAAGAACCTTGTTAAGGATGCTAAATCAATAACCGACCTATTAGCTTTAAGTTTGAAAAACTTTAAGTAAACAGTCAATAACGAGTTAACAACTCAAGGAGACATTTTATGTCTATCAACGGTGCTACCCCTATCGTAGGGGGAACGTACGCAGCTCCAACCAGTGGTTCAGCAGATACGCTGTCCGCTAGTGGTGGGGTTAACGAAGTAAAGGCCTTATTTGACGGTGATACTGAATTTCTCACCGCTAAATCTATGATCTTTACTACCAAGGAACCCAAAGTAAGTGCATCTGCACCAAATGGGTATACTCAGGCTAGACGAGCCGTTACTCTAAAATTCCCATTGGAATTAGATAACGACGCTCGAACAATAAACACTATTCGTGTTGAATTGTCCGTGGATGTGGAAGCAACTGCAGCTGAAATAGCTGAGTACTGCCTCATCGCGTCTCAAGTACTTGGTGATGCCGATTACGCTTCCTTTTGGAAGCTCGGTATCACTGAGTAAGCATGAAGTCCTTTGTTAACCTATTCTACTTCCTAACTAGGAGAATCCTATGGAAAGTAATAAAAGCTGCAATAAAGTTAAAAAACGTTCGTTCTTTAACCCAGATGCCATCTCGGCTGAGGTGGCAGCTGCAGTTCGCCGTGATCTTGGTCATCGCACTTTTTTGTTTGATCATAGCGATGATCGAGGTGCTCGACATTATGCTGCTGATGTGCAGTCACATGAAATACTTGATCGGTATACATGTACTGACACTAACCATGTCCAGCTAACGCAAGAGGCTTTTGATCTCTTTTTAGAGGTCAATCAGTCTATGCACTATCACAACCAATGGCTAACCAGATGGTTAGAACCGGAGGGTGTATATAGTGATACGCCAAACTGGGAATGGGGACAGGATGTGTTGATATCAGCTAAGCTTCTGGTAAAACAGATACTTGGCACGATAACAATGAGTGAGTATTACGATGCTTGTAAGCATGGTAACGGAGTCACGAGAGGTATCAATTTCAACGATACTTCTCTCGAATCCAAGTCACTCTATCCTATCAGCGGTACGTCGGGCGCAATCTCGCGCTTCAACAAGTACTTGGTCTATGATAATAGATTAGGTCACGAGTTGGATAACTTCAACTACGGAATAGGGAATTACTCCCTTCAGTACGAAGAAGTTGCGGGATCACGAGCCACAACAGTCCCAAAGTCGAGCACGAAGGTGCGAATGATCGCCATTGAGCCCACGCTGAATATGTTTCTTCAGCAAGGTTTAATGGGGGTTATCACATCTCGATTACGTGACTTCGGCTTAGACATTGCGTCTTTGCCTGAACGCCACAAACGTCTAGCAAGGAGGGGATCAATTGATAATAGCTTAGCTACAATTGATTTTTCCTCTGCGTCTGATACTGTGGCGTATGAACTAGTTAAGTGGATCCTTCCACGAAAATGGTTCATGCTGATCGACGAGGTCAGATCCCCTGTAATGGAATTACAAGGGAAAGATGTTGACCTTGGCATGATTAGTACTATGGGCAATGCGGTTACTTTTCCGCTTGAGACGCTTGTACTGTATGCACTCGCGTGTGCAACACATCATCATAGTCGTGTGCATAAGCCACATGATAGATTTATTGATTTCAAAATCTATCGGCAATGCTCCGTCTTTGGAGATGACTGCATATTACCCAATGATTCTGCTACGCACTTTATACGTGTGTGCGAAGAAGTTGGGTTCCGCGTGAATAAGGAGAAATCCTTTTTCGGCAATGAGTACTTCCGAGAGTCCTGTGGAGGTGATTACTTCCATGGGTCGGACGTCAGGCCTTATAAATTTAAGGCCCCGCATAGCACAAAGCTCTCTTGTCTTGAGCCATGGCTGTACACAATAGTGAACAATCTTCTACCAAGGTATAAACTATACTTTGGGGATTGTGCATATGTGTACAAAAATGAACTCTTAGATAAGATCTTTGAGCTGTTTCGTCGATTCCACCTCAAGGTTAAGGTGGTTCCCGATGACTTTCCCGAAGACGCAGGACTTAAGATCAGTGATGATCTTTTGCGTATTTGTGCAAATTACAAGGTTCCTCTTTCAAGGATATCATGCGATGAACACGGTACGTATCGTTTCCAGTATTTGCGGTTTGTTTATAAAAACCGAAAGACTTGGAATGATGCCCTGCGCTATGCTGTTGAACTCAAAGGAACTTCACGTTCCCTTGAGGACTGGCACATAGTGTCGGAAGATGAGAAAGGATGGACCTTGACTTTTGGATCTATTGATCCTGTTAAGCAGTCCATGATGGATTTGAAGAATCGTAGCTCAAAAGGCGACGATTTTTCATTCCTTAATCATTTTCCTATCAGAAGGAAAGGCGGG